CGCCCACAAACGGCCGGAAGAAATTGAGCGCGGCCTTTCGGGACAACCGCGTCCGTACCTTTAAGGCGATGGGATTTACCTGATCGGATAAAACGCTTGCAGACATCGGTCGGCGACGGACTGGAGAAGCTGACGGTCTGCGGCAGAGTCAGAGGGTTGGCATTTGTCGGAGTTTTGAGACAGGTGGCAAGGTGGCTACTTGCGGAATATAACTAAAAAGATATATTATGCAACTTATCATTCACGATCATGCCGAATCGGATTTGAACCGCCTCTTTAAAATAAAGGAAGAGGCGGTTGGCTATATCGATAATGTGATTGCCCTAATCGATGATACGCCCGCGCTTTTCGATAAGCTTTTTACGGAAAGATATTGCCGCGATTATGATGAACCCGTCGGCTTGCTGGGTATGGAAATTAAGCGGGTTGCGGTGTTGTGGAGTCGGGACGCGCGTGTGATGCGGCTTCGGCTGGATGAAGAATCTGCGCTTTCCCTGCGTATTTTATACTGTGTCCGAAACGAGATGCAGCCGAACCGGACGTTTATACGGAAAATCTATATCTTAGCGGTTGCCGACAAATCCGAGGGCTTCAACTACCAGCCCGACCATCCGATTATGCGGAGAATCCGAAATGACTATGAAAAACTCGAGTTTTGAAAATTGGACTGCCTTCGGGGCGGCCTGCCTGTTTACGGCTTCTGCGGTTTCTGTATCCGCGCCTGTTGTGTCTACGGTTAAGGCGACGGCGGTACTTGTTGCGGCTGGTCGGGTCATGCCGCTTTCGGATGCTTCGGACGCTGCCTGCTATATAGAACGTACCCGCAAAAATCCGCGACGCGCGGCAGCGATGGACAGGGCCGGTAAAAAGCTAGCGGCCCGGCTTGAGGCGGATACGGCGGGGGAAACGTTTGCCTCTCTACGCCTGAAACACGGTTTAACCCAATCTGCGCTTGCTAAAAAAACAGGGCTGAAACAGTCTTATCTTTCGCGCATTGAAAACAACCGATGCTCTTTGAGCAATGAGACGGTCGATAAACTGGCAACGGTGTTTGGTATCGGTTCTTTGGCTGTTCGCGCGGCGTTCGACCGGCAATGGGATTTTGTAGAGGGGCTTAAATCATGATGCCCGTATCACTGCATATCCAATACTGCGATGGTATCATCCGCCATGCGGACGATTTCCGTTACAGCCTGATTGGGATTTATCCGGGAGCTTGCCCGCTGCCTGCGCATGATTTTGTACTGGCTCAAATTAATTTATGCCTGACTTTCGAGATTCCGACCGACAGGATGGATTTACTATCTGCCCCTTTGCGGCTCGAGGTTTTCAGGGATAACGATGTTTTGTCTGTTTTTCATATGCCGCCTGCTGAAAATGCGCCTGTAATGTCTGAAAACCCTGAAATATTCTGCGGACTCGTACATCAGAGTTTGGATAATCTGCCTGTGTCGGTCGGGGATAAAATCAATGCGCGACTAATAGCAGGGGATGTTGCGGTTGCGGTTGGCAACCCGTTAAAATTTGTGCCTGCTATGTGAGCTGATATTTTTAAAGGCCGTCTGAATTTTCAGACGGCCTTTTGTTATACGGCATTACGCAACAGTTACGCCGATGGTCAGGCGCTTACCCAACTGGGCAAGGGCGCCGGCGAGAGTGTCGATCTTGGTGGCATGATGCAGGCTGGTGATTCGGGTTACTTCCTGCGGAGTGGTTTCAAGGCGGCGCGCAAGCTCTGATTTGCCTATATTTTGCGCCAGCATCTCATTTAGCAATAACACTTTGGCATAAACCGATGCAGGCAATGCAACGAGGATTTCACCTTCCTGCGCATCGGAAGGCAGGGGGACAGGGCGCACGTCGTCGAAATAGAAATCCATCGCGGTCAGCAGGGCGTCGGCGGCCATTTCGCGCGCATCGGTCATATCGTCGCCGCATGTGATGGCTTCGGGAATATCGCGAAAGGTTACGGTGTATCCGCCTTCTTCGGCGGTAAATTTTGCAGGATAGAACATATATTTATTTCCTTTCATGAGGATGAGGCAGGGGCCGCCCCTTTCGGGGCTTCCCTTTTTTTATTTCAGTCCAAGCTGTTTTTTTACACCTTCCACCAAGCCCTTTGTCAGCTCTTTACTCGGGTGGCGGGGAAGAATGGTTTGTCGGCCGCGGTACATCAGTTTTAGATGTCTTGTTCCTTCTTTGGTCTCGACACCTTGCGCCTTTAACCATTTTAAAAATTCGCTTTGCCTCATCTGCCGTCCTCTTTTTGTTTCGATGGACGTATATTAAACATTTTTGTTTAATCTGTCAAATTTATTTTCACATTTTTGTTAAATGCAACAAAGCCGCCCGAATTTCAGACGGCCTTCTTTACGGCATTATTCTTTATCGTCTTCGGCAGACTGCAAATCAATCAGCGTCTCAAGGCTGAGCGCGCAAGTATAGCCGCTGTCGTCGAGCTTATGCGCCACCTCGGTAATCAGCCATTTTTCGCTATCGATCTCAGGCTTGAATCCGCGCACGGTAACGGGCGTTTCCGGCGTCATATCCGGCCGGCCGGCGGCAAGGTTGATACTGAATTGTGCCGCACCGCGCTGCAACCTTCTGAATGCCGCCCGCGCGCCGTTCCATGCCGTGCGCTCGCTGATATAAAGATGCCGCAGCGTCTTGATTTTTTTGCCGTCGGTATTGACCTTCCGGTTTACCGTTACCGTCTTTGTCGTCGTCTTGCCGGTTATTTTTTTTCCGGTTTTTTTGTCTTTCCGCGGCCGCTTATACTGCTTCGTTTGCGTTATCGTTTTCTTCTCTGCTTTCAGGTTCTCCGCAGTAACGACAACTTCCTTTTTCCGTCCGGTCGCCTTGTCGGTGTAATACGCGCGCACCGCTTCAAACGCGCCGGTAGCCGAAAACGTAAAGCTGTGATTATCGCCCATGCCGCGCGTAATCTCCATCACAGGCATCGGCTCGCCGGACGCCGTGGTCGCCTCGCCCGCCGGCAGAAACAGCATTATTCCGTGTTTGACCGTGGCAATCGCGTCGTACTGCTCGGCCAGCCGCGTTAAAAACGCTGCGTCGCTCTCGCTCGTCTGATCAATATGCGCTATCTGCTCCGATTTATAAACATCGGCGATGCGGTATCGGTAGCCGTGCCGTTTGGCGATCGTTTCGACAATTTGATAGAGGGTTTGCCGGTGCCAGCTTCTTTCCTGCTGCTCCGCCAGCGATTCCGCTAGATCGGCCGCGCGGGCGGTGATGCTCAACGTATCCGGCGCGCCGCTGGCCGTAAATTCTGAAAACAGGTACTCGCCCTTATCGACAAGCCCCGTTTCTTTATAGCCCAAGTGCAGCGTGATTTTGTCGCCGATATTCGGAATCGACAGCGCGCCGTCGTGATCGTCAAGCGTGATGGTCAGCTCGTCGCTTTCAAAGCCGCGTTTATCTGTCATTTCGATACTGATAATACGGCTCATCGCCTGCGTGCCGAACGATTTTCCGTTGATGGCCAGCACCGCCGCCGGCGTCAAATGCCGCCCGCCGGTATCATACAGCGCCGCAAACGCCTTGACGGCCTCCTGCTTGATTTTCTCGATAATCATCACACCCCCAGCAAGCCGCGCACCACGCCCGCACCAAGCAGCAGCGCCTTGCCCTTCGCACCGATGGCGACGTCTGAAACCTTCTTCAGATTCATCGTAAACGATATTGACCGCGGCGCGCCGGTTTGTTTCAGCTCGCTGCGGTTTTCATGAATACCGGTGATAACATAGCTACCCATCACTTCGCCATTACCCATAATCAGCGGGTAAGGCTGCCCGGTGTCGGCCATCTTGCGCAAAATCGCAATGCCGTATGTACCGCCCGTTACTTCCGTCCTCAGTTCGGCATTGATGGTAATCTCTTCCGGCTCCGCACCGGTGAATTGCGACGGCGGAGAAGTGCCGACGACGGACTGATGCGGATGCCGCCAGTTATTCGACCTGTCCATGCTTTGAAACGGTACGGTCTTTACCGTAAACACAAAAAATCCCAGTGCGGCAAGTAAAATCATGATTAATCCTTATCTCTGTAACTGCTGTTTGCCCGCCGCAGCCTGCGCGCGTCGCGCTCATTCAGTACGCGCTTGATTTTTTCAACCAGCGCAGCCTCAGACATGCCCGGCGCCGCATGGACATGAATCGCCACCGTATCGCCGCCGATATGCACCGGCGCGCCGGCGGCCGCAAATCCCCCGACAGGCGCAGCCAGCAGCCCCCCCCTTCGCGGCCGCCGGGCCCCGCGCACAGCCAACCCCGCCCGCC